ATAACTTTTGAAACGATATAACACCCTCTATAGTGCCTTTAAATGCCATAGATACGCCTATAGCTTTTTCTATTCTTGCAGCCGTTTCAGCTAAAGCACTATCCTCGTCACCACCTAATAAAATAAAAGCAGCAGTAACATCACCAACAGCACCAGCAACACTTCCGAGCTCAGAAGCTACTTGCTCGTTATCAAGCGATTCCATAGAAAGTTCTGTATTCTTAATTTCTTTATTAACTCCTACTAATTCGCTTTTTAATTCCTTAAAAGCTTTAGAGCCTAAAGGTACTTTTCTAAGTTCTTCATTTAATTGCGTTGCTCGATCTTCTAATTGACCAAGTGTTTTCTGACTTCCCTTAACATCTACTTCTAATCCTATTACTACCTTTTCTGCCATGATCTTAAATTATTATATAATTAGTACCGTCATATTGTACGGTAGCATAATCGTTTATTCCTGTTAAATTATGAGTAGCACCACCGTCTATTGTTTCACTACCAGCAGTTCTTAATTGTAAAGTATTAGCTGCTACAGTCTTTTTAAAATTCCATATTTTNCCAATGGTTGGCGATGATGGTAGTGTTACTAATATCGAACCGCTTGAAGTATCTGCTTCATAAGTAACTATACTTTCATCCGCTGCTGTTGATGATGTTATTATAACAATACTACCAGCACCTCGTATCTCACCATTAATATAAGTAACTCCAGAATTTACAACTTGAATATCATTTGTGTTAATTAATGATACATCACTTGCGCCTTCTATTGAGTTTCCATTACCTTGAATTAATACGTTATCTGAGTTAGCAAATACAAAATTATTATCACCATTAATATCAACGTTTCTACATGATGGATCAATATAATTGTTTTGTCCTTTAACTTCTATATTCCTATCACTTACAAAATTGCTATCAATTAAACGCTGTTCACCTCTTTTTAATAATGGTACAAATTCACTTCCCATTTTTTCATCGCTTCCGCCTGTTGCCGTTGTTGTGCTTGGTGTAAATGGATCAGCATCTTTAATTTTTAGAAACTCGCACTTTGTTACAGGATTGCCAGGATTGTAGTTTTCTATTTTGTTTAGTCTAAAATATGCACCATCAAAAAAGTAATAATTTTTAAAAGATAAATTCCTAATATCTGAAGGTCGTAAATAAAACCAACCTTTAACAATCTTTGAATTTACGTCTGTAATTTCTTCTATAAATGTTTTATAATAAGCATTATATAAATTATTATCACTCCAAATAATATCATAGAAAGTATCATCATAGTAAATTTCTTTTGTCAATCCAAAATTAATATCTACTGTAGGTGTAAAAGGATCAGAGTAATGACCAGCATAAGGATATTGACTTTCTATAGTATTGGNAACNAAACTGCTTCTNTGTTCCCAATTATANAAACAGTTTTTTAAACCANCATAATACAAGATTCGAATATTACTTTCAGTTCTTATATTACCATTATTTGTATCATATTTTTTAATCGCTGGTATAACCCTATCNTGNTAATTTTGACCAACTGAAGGTGTAGGTGAAAANATAANTTCTGTTTTATATTCTTTATTTAAAAAGTCNTTATCTATTTCATNTTTTCTTTGCCCGTAAATTTCACCCCAAGTATCATTNTATAATTCGTTATAATAGTCTTTATCTTGNTTGTAAGTGAATAAATATTCTTTACTATCTAAAGCACCCATCGGCAAAAATTCAAGCTGTTTACTTACATCTAATTTCTGTGACCAATCTTTAATAGTATTGTTATAAAAGTCATCTCTTGGCTCTATAAATAAATGCTTTTCATTTGACTTATCAGGCTCTATATATAAATTAAACATCTTTACAAGTGACATAAAAAAGTCTTTTTGCTTAACCTTTTTAGGAATAGCACCAAACATATCTATTGTATTTCCTTCAGCATAAGATTTATTTACAACTCTATTTCTAAAAACACCGCCTGAAATATTCAAACTTATATTTCCTTCAAAGCCTTCATTTGCATTTGAATAAACTGCTAAATCCCATTTAAATTTTAATTGTGTTGCAAATGATATAAAAGAACCATTATAATAAAAAGCATTTAATTCATTTTGAATAGTATATGTATTAGCAACAAGTTCAATTTTTATTTTGTCCGTATCTTCAACATATAAATTTGATACTTGAACAATGTATCTATTTGGCTGCGATGATGTTGTTCGTGGATCTGTTGTTGAATAATCACATCTGCCATAAGGTGTTGTTGCTCCTGTAGTCCATAAACCAAAATTATCAGTAGTTTCTATATAATCATTATCTGAATACGAAGCCCCTGAAGTAGTTACAGATGGCGTTCCAAAAGGAATTGTATCTGTATAGGTTATGTTAAATTTTTCTACTCCTACTACTCCAGAATTAAGAATGCCACCAATCGCTGTACCTCCAGAATCTGTATGTCTAATAAGTATATTACCTANAATAGCACAAACGCAATCAACATCAACAGNAGGTGGTAATCCTGTGCCATATTNTAACGGTTCGAAAGTTCCCGTAAGATCAACTTCAAAATAAAAATCATACGTTCCTGTTTCATTACAAGTATATATACCTGTTGCCGGATCAAATACTAAATTAGGATCAGTTTCAACTGACATCGTTACGTCTGAAAAATCTGAAGATTGTAAAACATTACTTGTCGTGGCTGGATTAATATCTTTGCTTGTCGTTCCAACAGGTGAAACATATTCAATCGTATTAGATGTAAATAACCTTTGCTCGATTGCAGTTTTAGATAAATTAAACTCTTTTGAATTAAAAGGTATTATAAGCTTTTCAAATGGATCATCATCAAAGAAATTAGAAGTATATGTAAAACCAGCAGCGGCAAATATTCTGTCAATATATTCTTTTGTATATACTGCTGGAAATAATTGATTAACATGGAATTGAATGCCAGAAAAATTACTGCTAAAACCGTAATCAATCATCGGGTATACATAACCCGTAGTTGCTGACCATGAAGCTTGTTGTATTGCTAAAGTATAATCATGATCTAAATTACCCCACAACATCGAAATATCATCAATTTCTTTATCATCTAAAGCTTTAATAAAATTAGCAGTACTCCCTATTATAGTACATTTATATATTACATCGTCATTATCTAAAATATCAACTTGCTTTAATTGTAGATAGCCATCCAGGTTAATTTCACCATCAACAAGATAAAGTACATCAGTTTTTAAATTAGGATTGAAAGTTTGTAGGTCAATATTGACTTCAAATATGTTTTCAAATACTTGGTTCAATTTCTTTGATCCGGGTAGGGTTATCGTTTTAGAATAATCGCTTTTACGTTGATCTGGCTTCGCTATGTCGGCAATATTAAAAGTTATATTAGGTCTTAAACTTTTAAGTAATTCAACTCGTTCTGTAATCTTTTTATATATCTTATATCCAATCGGTGAGCTACCCGTTGGAAATATATCCACACTTAATGTTAATTGTGTATCACTATCAACGCTAACAACTTTAGCAGATAGATTAGTATTAGTATTAAATACAAGATCATTCTCACTTATTGGTGTTGTTCCTGTAATAAATAAAGCACCACTATCTATAAGCTTATCCGTTGTATCGCTTGTAGTAGTTCCTGTTATATATATCTGTTTTGATATATAGCTAATATATAGTTCCTCTTTAATCAAAATCTTTGTCTATAATTATCAACACTAAACTCTAAGTTAATCTCTAAATTAAATACTGTATCGACAACCGTAACTTTCTGTTCCCAATCACCTTCGATATTCTGTACTGCTATTCTCTGCCCATTTTCGTATAAATAAATCTCCGGACTTTCTATTAATTCTACTAACCAATTAAAAGTGTCAGCATCTACCCAATCACTTGTTAATTTCATTTTTGGTGTTCCCTTAGTATAATATTGAGTTTTTTCTTTATCACTTTGAGCATAAGTAATAACTCCGCTTGTCATATTATCTGGGTTCTGCTTATAAAATTTCCTTTCTACCTTTTCACTAATTCTGCTAACCTTCGTAAAATTGAAACAATCGAAGCCACCCAATGCATTTAAAAATTCTAATCTTCTAACTTCGTACCTACATTCTGAATCTACGTTAAAGTAAATTTCCTCACTTACTACGCTTGGGGGATCTAATAAAAATATTTTATATGACGTTACGCTATTTGTAATTACTGGCTGAGTACCAACTGAAAATTCTGAATTAGCAATATTATTTATTGAGTTAGGAGCTGAAGGAATTTTAAGCATCTTTACATCCGTNAATGGAGTTACTTTATTATCAATATCAAAAGTAGCAATAACACTTCCCGANCTATCGTATGTAATACATTGAAATTTATCAACAGGATTAGANCCATGATCGTATAAAAAGTATATCCAGCCTTCATCAGTTAATTCTACACTTTGATTNTCTGACTTATTTGCTCCTGAACCTTTAGGTGCATTTGTTAGCCATTTCCTGTCTGTCGTATTTACTGTAAAGTTTTCAAANTAATCCGTTGCCTGATAATCTACAAAGTTTAAATCTGAACCTCTATAATTAGGCAAACATCCATTNTATGTAATTACTGTTTTTGTTTGTTGATCTGCATATTGTGTTAACACACCAGCCACATCGTATTCCTCTCCTATTTTAACTGTAAATTCTTTATAGCTATTAGGATTATCTGTAAAAGCATCGGCAGTAGTAGTAGTGTTAATAGTACCCAAATCTTTAGTAAGATAACTTTCACATATTCCATGTATATCGCTTCTGCCATATCCATCAGGATCGGCTGGTACTTTTAAACGTGCTATTTGTGAAACACCATCATAAATATCAAATAAGTATTTAAACCTATTGTTTGCTGTTGCATTACTTGTTGCAACGTATTCAATAGGATTGTAAACCGTTCTATAATCTTGAGGTTCGTATGTTACTCCTGTAATTGCCATTTTATCTTTTTTTAAATAAGTCTTTCATTCCTTTTACTATCGCCTGTCCTCCGGCTTTGTTCAGCTCCATTACAAACCTCCTTTTAATCTCTCCATTATTAACAGACTCCAGAACCCTGTCAAAATAATATTTAGGTGTTATTCCTGAATGATAAATAATTTCCCTTAATACAAAAGGGTTAAATCTTTTTAAATAAGCCCATTCAAACAATAGAGGTGGTTTTTCATCCTTGTAAAAATATTTAGATCCTGTTGCTTTTACTACCCATGCTATTTGTTCCGGATTTCCTTGGGCATCTCTTTTTATTCTTTTATACCTATTTCCCTTTTTACTTGTAACCGTTTCATATACATTTTTAAAGCCACCTACTCCCTTTACCCCTTGGTTGATAAAATCATAATAGTCAGCCATATAAAGAGTAGCAGTAAACGTATCTCCAAACAACTCAACCGGCATACTTACTTTATGTCTCAAAGTGCTTTCCTGTAATCCTTCGGCATCAATTTCCTGTAATGTTTTGTCAATAATTCTAATAGCAAGGTTATTCATTACATCCCCTAAAGACTTCGGATCTGCAACAATTTCATTAACATTAACAAAATTATTATCTGCTCCTATATTTAAATTCTGTGCTAAATTATTACCTGCCATGTTTTGCCTTTTGCATCATATCTCTATGTTGTTGATCTTCCATTCTTTGTTTATCCTTATAATAACAACAAACATTTAAAGCCTTTATGACTTCCCATTCTAAAATTTGATCCCACTTGTCAACCCTTGAATTTGTCAAAGCATCTACAAGCGACCACCATCCCCAACTGTCTGCAAATCCGTCTCCGTTTTCAACTCCTTTTTTACTTCCGTCACTATCTTCTCTGCTTCCTCCGTCAAAGAAGTTTTTATAGTTTGCATTAAGTCTGGATAACGATTGCAAAAAAAAACAGCAATAGGATAAGCATCTGCAATACTCATATTTTTGAGAATATTATCTGCAGTTTCTCTTATTACTTTGCCATTCATTTTTTTTGATTTCCACAATAAACCATATTTTTTGTCTATCGGTCTAAATATTACAGTCAGTATCTTGTGAAGATTATCAAATAATATAGCATCATTTTCACTTGCTTTCTGCATGATTTCCATAATAGAAATATATTCACCAAATAACATATTCTTAGCATCCCATTTCCATTCGTACCATTGATTGTTAAGCTTAATTCTTTTTTTCTTTATTTCTTTAGGTAGCTCAGTATTCAAGAAAGACATTTTTTTAAGCAATAGCTTATAATCCGGAAGTGTAATATTTTCGACATCCTCCCTTTTTTTATCCGTAAGAATACATAAAGTGTTTATGATCTTGGTAACCGGTTCTTGCTCTGTTTCCAATACAGGTTTTAATTTGATATACATTTCAATTGTAATATCATTCCATGACGTAGGTATAGTAACTTCCATATTATAGTATATGTGAAATATTTGAGAATTAACATAATGAAGGTAACTTTATTTTTTCTAATCAGATTATTATAAACAAAAAAAATCCCTCCATTTCTGGAAGGATTAATAAGATTAATATTCTATATTATTTTATGAATTTAAAAGAGGGACTTTATTCTCTTTTCTCCTGAATATCCTACTACACAGACTTAACCTTCGATTCGGATATAACAGAGGAGTTTGCGTTGTTTTGCTCTTTTCTCTTTTCGATTCCCTTTATTTATCTTTTTTTAAGATCGAGAGATTGAAGATTTTAGTTAGGAGTTTTAAACCTCAAGGGAATTTTATACCTAATCTTTCATTCTATCTTCTTATCTCTCTCTCTATATATAATTATACGGATTTATTCAAAAAAAGTTTCACTTTTATTCAATTATTTTTGAATTATTTTATTTCTATCTGATTAATAGAATTTAATCTGTATAATTTTCCTATAATTAAACTGTCTTTAGTAATTATGATCTCAATTTCTTTAGTTCTTGGGTTATGTAAATGATACATATTTACTCTTACTTCTGAAACTACTTGGTATTTAGAGCATCCAGATATTAAGACTAATATTATTAAGCTAATTCTTTTCAATTAATTTTTTCTCTTTCCTAATATCATTTAATCCGGATTCAATTAACTCAAGAGTTAACTCCTCTTGCTTTCTTCTTTCCTTTAAAGCTACTGTCATTAAACTTGGAATATCATTAAAAAGGTTTTCCCCATTAAATACGATAATATCGTCATTACAAGTCTGGATCATTACCTCTCCATTTTCACTCCAGATTGTTACAATCTCATGAACATAAATTGTTTTGATTTCTTTCTTTGCCATTTTATTTGTTTTTATTGTTTACTTAAAGATAAAAAAAAAATCTTAAAAACTCTTTTCTTTTCTTCTCTTTTCTTCTCTCCTCTACTCTTAATAGTTGAGTATAGTTAAGTATAACTCAAGCACCCCTTCAACATAAAACTCTAACGTATTGAGTACCANCCTCTTTTGTTCTCTTTTAAATGGATCAATGCAACATAACGCAAAGAATCTATTAAATGATTGAATTTATCNACNGGAATATTAAGTTTTTTGCCGTTTTTATCCACTTGCCATTTATAATTTTTAAACTCTTTTATTAAATTTAATGATGAATTTTCAATGTATATTTTATGCCTTTTTAATATATCAATGCCATTCTGGATTGAGTCCCGACCTTTAGTTGCCGGTTTACTATTGATTCCCATACGATAAAGTTCCTCTATGCTTTTTGGTTCAGCTGAGTCGCAAATTACTTCCGATCTTTCAATAATAGGTTTTAACTTCTCTGCTACATCTTGATTCGTTAACCCTTTCTCGTACATAATCTCTTTTAAATATAAACTATCATCATGCTTATAAACACCCACAACTGCCGTAGGATCAATAGAATAACCAAAGTCTAAGCCAAATGATATAAGTTTAGCTTTTTCCGGAATATCGTCAACCATCTTAAAGTTATTAAATACATTATCTTCACTCGATCCCTGTAACCCTAATCCATAGACTCGCCAATAGTTTTTATCAAGTTCCTTTAATCTTAATATTTCATCTTTAATGCTCTGCTCTAAAAATGGATTATCATAAAAAGTAGTACGATGGAACTCTGCATCTTCCCTTGGTATTACTTTCTCATATATCCAATGATATTCGTCTGCTGGATTATAGTCAATTATTATTCTGCCTGTTGTTCTGAATATTAACTGTTGCCAATCTTCATAAGATAATTCGTTAGCTTCGTTAATGAATAGTAAGTCCCTCTTTCGACCTCTGACTTTTTGTGCTTGATCCAAGCTGATGAACTCGACTAAGTTATCATAAAGCCAATACTCAC